AGCCCATGCCGCGTCAAGGCGCTTGGTGAAAGTGGACGGCGAGACCATAGAAATGGCGCCCGTCGAATCCACCGCAGACCCCGCCGCAATATCGATATCGTTCGTAGCGTCCGTAACGTTATTCGAAAGCGTCAGGCCGTAAATCTGCCCACGAATATCACTGACCAAACCCAGAGTGCCGCTGTAGTAGGGGAGGTCATAAACGCGCACGCTGCCAGTCGGAAGGCCCGCAGCACTGAATGTGCCAATCTTGGTTAGATCGGTGGAGTTCTTGACACCGAAACTATTGTCAAGCGGCCTGTTGTCAGCCACGCCATTGCCACCGAATTGAATGGGCTGGATGGTATTGAACGTCTGCGCAACATCGTCCGCAAACGCGTTGAACATGCTACTCGAAATTACGGTATTAGGCTGCTGCGGAGTCGTGCCCGGTGGCAGGGAGTAGTTTGTTGGTGACCTAGGCATTCGTTATCTCCGAACAATGTCTCTCGATTGTATAGTGAACTAGCCTGATATGCTATAGGCGGAGGCCCCAGAGGAGGATAGGTCGCTGCTGCCTCTTACCCGATCCTCTAGCGTCTGCTGGTTATTGAGCGCATTAGCTGCCGCGTATGCTTGAGCAGGAGAAAGCCCCTGAGCCTGAAGGTTCTGGACAGGAGTTCTAGCCACAGGCGCCGAATACGAACCTGCGCCATTGACCGTTACGCTGAGCGGCGCCGAACCCATGATTGGCAATCCGTACTGCTGTGCTGCCTGCAATTGGGGAAGCATGGCTGACGTAACAGCCATCCCTTGAGGTACGCGAACCGGATTAGTTGCGCTCCCGACACGAGGTGTGAGAGGACGTGCAGACGCGGCCATAGGTGTAGGCGCTACCCTCACAGCAGGAGGGGCCACAACCTGGATAGGCGGTTGATTGAGACGCACTCCATTGGTATTTGGCGTCAACCCAATCGGACCAGGAGCCAATCGAGCAGAGGCAGGAGGGCGTTGAGATAGCTGTTCTGCACGTTGAGCCGAGATATTCAGCGCAGACGACCCAACGGGGCGCGGAGCAGGATTGCGCTCTACGTTGCTCTGGTTCGCCGTCAATGCCGCTCTACGGGCCGCTTCGTTGATCTGAGCGCGGCTTGCCGTTGGAATGGTTGCAATCGTCGTTCCGGGGGCAGACGCTATCTCTCTAGCCGTGGGCTGTAGAGTGAATGGAACAGACGGCACAGTTCTGGTTGTTGGAGGCAGGCCAACACCAGATGTTGGGACAGTCGCAATCGTTTCGCCCATAGCTCGCCGGATTGCCATATCGAGGGACTGCTCGGCGGGATATGGCGTGGCCTGAGACTGACGAGCAGATGCACTCATAAGCGGGTTGCGCATTAGAGACAGGTCTTGAGACTGCGTGGCGGGATTTGGAGCAACGCGGGGGATATTCAGCGGCGGAACCGGGCGATCAGATGCAAACGCATGATTTCCATAGGTGCCAAGTTGAGCCATGCCGCCAGCCCATGACGGATTGACGATGCTGGGATTCCAATAGTGATTAGCCCCGCCAGTCGGGTCGTCAGGGCCTTGAGCAAGGTTCCACGCTGCCTGTGCGGCGGAGATAGAACGCGGATCGCTCTGAGCACGAACAGCAGCAGGCCCAGGGCTGGAGTACCCAGTGTACTGCGCTCTCTGCCTAACTACTTCAGCAGGGCTAATCCCGCGCTGCTCAGCACGGTTTAGGATTGTCTCGGCAATGCGGCGCATGCCCTCTTCGCCCTCGCCAATGCCTTCAGCGATGAGCGTGTTAATCACGTCCTGAATGTCGCGTTCCGAAGCCATTGACGAAATCCTTAGTTGTCGCGATATTTAGAGGGAGCAGGAGAGAGACAATGCATCATCTTACGGATAGGCGAGTTTGGGCATACGCCCTTGTGTTTGCGGCTTTCTATGCCGTGATGAAATTTGCAGTTCCGTGGCATCTGATCGTCTCTTAAAAGTTCTGAAGGACACGCCCGCCAACGTTTCCAGCGGTATTTACCAAAGCCTGAGAAACGGGAGAGTAGACCTGAGATGGCAAAGCCCCGCCCGACCGCGCTAGAGCGGACGCTATCAGAGCGTTATTCATTGTTCCCTTCTCTGCTACGGTTCTTGCAAGTTCGGCTGGTAGAGCAACCGCTCCGCCTGCGAGTGCAGCGCCAACTGGACCGCCAAGACCTGCGCCAGCAGTACCAGCGAGTATTGATGGAATTGCAGAAACAGGACCACGAACGGAAAACTTCCCTACGGATCGCGCTAGGTTCTCGATAGGACCACCATCCGCGACCAGCTTAACCTGCTTCGCTAGCTCTGGCGTTACGCCAGGAACACGGCCCTTGATGATCTGGGCATTCAGTTGGCGGAATTGGGTCCGAAGTGCATTTTCCATACCTGACTGAGAATACTGACTAGAGCGATTATCAGCGAGTTCAATCGCCTCATCGATCATTTCGCCCATCTTCGAACGCCAATATAGGTTCGATGCCTCGGCAAGCTCTGGAGCCACGCCGTGAGCGAAGTCATCAAACTCACCAAGCATCAAAGTAGCGATACGACGCTCGCCCGGATCAACGCTCTTGGCGGCATCCTGAAGGTTGCGACGAATGGCCTGCATCTGGCCAACATCGAGCGGCAGTCCCTTATACTCGTCAAAGACATTCAGAACGCCCGCGATCTTAGGATAGGTTTGATTGACCTTCCCGCTGGGCAGAACGACATTCTCGGACTTGGCGATGCTGGAAATAGCATCAGCAACCTTAGTTGAAGCCTGAGGCGTAGAGGTCACACCAGAAGCACGAGCGGCCTGATAGAGTGCCCCAGCCTGATCAGCTAGTTCTTGCGTGGTTGGAACGGCTGCTTGCTGTGCGCGAGCCATTGACCCGCCAACTATACCACCAGTCAAACCACCAAGAACACCGCCAACGCCTGCGCCTTGGGCAGCAGCAGCCAAGCGCCCAGGAAGCGTGTTGTCCTCAGCGGCGTTGAAACCTGCCCCAGCACCTTGAGCGCCACCCTCCAGCGCTCCCCGCCCTGCCATGCCAACGATAGACGGCCTTGCCACACTAGCAACGTTCGAACCGCCCGACAGCAGGCCAAGAGCCAATGCGCCTGCAATGTCACCGCCAGCGGCAGAGATAGGTGCCTGATCGTATGCCTGATTGACTAGGCCTTGCTGCCCTTCCTGCGCATCGAGGAAAGAACGGCCTAGAAATGGCAGAATATCGCCAGCACCGTTGATGCTATCGCGACCTGACAGCAGATTTTCACCCGCCTTAATGGGGGCGCCGAGTGCGGATGCTATCTCATCATAGGCGCCGAAGGTCAGGCCTTGCCCAATACCCGTCAGAGCAGAACCAAAACTCTGCCCTGCTCGATTAGCAATTGCTCCGATATCAAAGCCTTGGTCTTGTGCCGGGGCCGTCGCAGGTGCACCTCCGAACTCCTGCTGCAACACGGCCTCAATGTCTGCATCAGCCATACCGTCAGGGAACTGGGCAATGGAGCCGTCAGGTAGCTTAATCTCAATCATTCAAGCCGTCCTGTTACCGGATTAAACACGCGAACTACTGGTGCTGGCGATCCTGTTCCTGGAGTAGGGTTTCCGGTACGTGCGGCAACGTCGCGTTCCTTCTGTTCGATAAAGGCTTCGAGAATGGCCTTCTTCTCTTGGGGGCTTGCATTTGGATTGCCGAGGGTAGCCCGCAGAGATTCTCCTTCAGCCACGGTAAAGGCCGCGCCGAACGTATCCTTGAGCAGAGGCAGAACCTGATTGTCCACCATCGCAATGTACTTGGCGCGGGCAAGTGCGTTCTCGGTTGGCTCCTGACCCGTCTCTCTCATAACATTGTCGATGAACTGTCCGGACTGCGTGTAGGTAGCAGCTTCAGCAAGATCGTTGAGTTCTTCTACGACTGCCCGAACCCCAGGCATCTTGCTAACGATGCTCTGTGTCTCAGCATCCTTTTCAGCTTGGGTTTTCCCTTCTACGCTGCCGTATCCGGTCTGTCGGGCCGCTTCCTGATTTTGCTTGGGCGTCCGATAAAGCTCGTTGCCGTAAACATCGGTTGTGATGATTTCGGTTCCGGTGTCGATCTGCTTAGTGGTCGGGGCTGGCGTAAACCCTTCGGCGCCCTGAAGCGGTTGCCAATTCCCCTGATTAGAGGCTTGCCCCAAAACTACGTTGCCGCTGGCATCCTGCATAGGCACGATGTTGCCGAAGAACGTTTCGTTGCCTTGTCCGCCGTTCGCAAGATCGGCCTGCAACTTAGCAAGCTGCGCCTGATACATCGGGTCTTGCCGCTCTAGGCCGCTATTGAGCAGAGCAGAGGCGATGGAAGTCTGCGCAGGACTGGCCCACGCGCTATCAGGAGACGTAAGGGCCGCAATGATCGAGTTGGGGTCGCTATTGACCGCAAGGTCCGCAAACAGCCCCCCAGCACGCTCCCTGCCAGCCTGTTCGGCTTCAGCAACGCGACCTTCCAGCACTGTGCCTGAAAGTGCGGCTGCTACGTCAGCGAGGCCACTTGCCCAATTATCAGCAGGGGTCGCAGACTGACCAATGAGTGCTTCGGCAATAGCCCGCTTGCGAGCAGCTTGTTCCGGAGACGTAATCTGCTGTCCACCCATGCCCCACTGGAAAGGAGTGCTTGCCATTATGCCACCGCCTTCTTGTAGAACACACGGTCAAAGCCATCAGGACCACGCTCAACTGCTTCCGGCGCTACTGCCTTAACCTCATCAGCCATCAGGCCGATCTGGAATGTATCGTCGCCAATATAGCGATAGAGGTACACGGTAAGCCCGTTATCCAGCTTGCCTACCGCCTTGATATCCGTTTTCATTCGACGGTCCGACAACAGAGGAATGAGACTTGCGCCTGCCGAGAACAGGCCACCCAACTGCTGCTGGCCAGCGTTGTAGCCCTGCATTTGCTGCGCGTAGTTCGCGTTCGTAATGCCCGCAATGTCCGTTCCCGCTACACCAGTCTGTGGCGTTTGACCGAACTGTGGCGACTGAACCTGCGACTGTCCGGAAAGGGCTAGAATCTCATTTAGCGGCTGGGCACGTAGAGCTAGCTGGCTCTGGAGGGCGTTATTATAATTTCCGAGGTTCGCGTTGTTGTACGCGCTAGAACGAGACTGCGAGAACTGATCCACGGCGTTATTATATGCAGTTGATCCTGGACGCAGGCCACGATTAACCAGCGCCTGCTCATTGCGCTCGGCCATGCGATCCCATTGAGGGTCAAGGTTCTGCGCAGTCAGGTTGTTTAGGTATTCCTGCTGGGCCGCCCAATCCAACGGCTGGTTTAGTAGCCCGCTAAGTCGCCCTGACTGTTCCTTAGCTAGATTTGCTAGGTTTCCCTGCGTAGCCTGACCTGCATTGGCAATCGCCTGCTGTGGCGCAGAGAGTGTCTGCTGAGACGTATATTTAGGAGTGCCGTCAGCCCAAGTCCCCTCCTGAGCATAAGAAAGCTTGTTCCCCAACGCGTCGGTCTGATTGACCATGTTGAGTTGGTTCTGAGTGATTGCAGTCTCACGGTTTGACGCGGTTTGCGCCTGAGCGGTCGTTACCGGATTTGGAGCGCTAGGAGCCTTGCCCATCACTTACCTCTATTAAAGCGGCTAGAGCGCCATTGGTCATCGGTTAGGGTCATAACAACCTCGTCCTCTTTTTTACCACGCAGACGGGCGATTGTATATTCAGAGAAACCAAATCGACGGCCAATGTTCAGCATTGTCGAATTATTGCTGCTGATGCGCATCACGGTCATTTGGCATTCGAGAAGGTCAAAGGCATACGTGAAGATTGCTCGGATCATTCGCCGCGTAAGCCACCGGCTATCGATGGAGGCAGAGGTCATCTCAATGACGCCCTCTTTGGGATAGTAGTTGTGGAACGCGGTGCCCCCGATCAGTGCCCCCTCATGTGCAACTCCGAAGGCCGTCATGAAGTATCCGGCGAAACCGGTCTGGCCTAACTGAGCGGCAATCCACTCTCCAACTGCCTTGTCCTGCCCGAAGACCATCATACGCCATAACCTCCGGCGACGGTGGTGTGATAAACGGACACAAGCTCGATCTGAGGGGTGTTCGTGCCATTTACTGGAACCTGCACCTCCATGGAGAACACAAGCCCTGTGCGGCCTATGGAAAGCTGCCGGGAGCGCACATTGTATTGTACTTCACCCGCGTCCCATTTGGCCGAGTCCCAGAGGCCTGAATCCCAGAGACTGGCGGGGTCAGTATCGGGCAGCGTATTCGGAGAAATCGGGAATTCCTGCCGATAGTCCGTAGAAGCGCTGAGGCGATAGGCGAATGGCCGCGTGGTGTTCCAGATGGCCTGAGCCTGCTTGATGGATTTGGTCCATCCTGGCGATCCCAGATGATCCCACGCGAATGCTGCTTGCGCGGTATATGGCATGCCATCATCAGACCCGCCGACCTCTGCAAGCCTCACCGTCCCGTCATTGCATCCGAAATACATCTGGCGGTTATGGATACCGAAACACCGATTGTCCCAACCCGTATAGGTGGAGATGGCCCCAGTCGTGAGGTTTCCAACAATGGTGAGCGTCTCTTGTCCGTCTATGGCAGGAGTGTTGACATAAAAGGCATCGTTCTCATTCCACTTGGCAATTTCCCAAGGCAAGGATGCGCGAGACTGCGCGGCCTGCTTCCATGTAGGTTCGATCTTCTGCGAGATGGCATCCATGCCCAGAGCAGCGGGGTCTTTATACCGCGCCGCTGAAACCGGGACCATGCCCATTTCCGTAGCAATGACGATATCGCCACCAGCGCGGAACCATCCATTCTTGCCGAGTGGACGGGCGATGTCATAGACGTTGACCAGGGACCAGTCATCCGCCTCAGGGAATGCGCCGGAGAATACTGCCGCCTCACCCTCGCTCGACATCACCACAAGATAGGCCTGCATAGAAGCGGCGCCGGATTCACTCGACCACGTGGCAGTAAACTGGATCACACCGCCCTTGGTGAATACACCGGAGAGCGACAGCACAGACGCAGCACCGCCGACGCTATCAACCGGAAGATACCAGACATTAAGACTTCCGGATTCCACCATGTAGATGCGGTTTCGATAGGCATTGATGTGAATGAGGGTAGAGGTGTCGACGCCGGTAATGGCGATAGGAACGGAAACCCCCGTCACGGCCTGCCACGTCAAACCATCGTAAAGCTGGAGAGGGTCGGTGCCATTCACCACAGGCATGCGATTGCCGCCCGTCACCGGGAAATTGATGAAGGAGTAATAATTGCTTGTCTGCCCCGTCACATCTGGCGCTGGAGGCGTCACTGGATCAACCGGGCTGGTGATGTCATATATGTTCCCGCCCGCACCTGCAAAGATTGCGCTCGCATTCCCTCCAACATAGTTCATCAGGCTTTCGACAGGCTCGGTTCCGGTCGTAGCATGCTTACGGTTGCCACCCCGAACCGCCGTTCCTGTGCGTGTTGGAAACCAATTGGACAGTACGATTGCGGTGCCGGGCTGCATTGCACCGATGTTCTGAGACGTAACAAGCCCACCAACTGGGGCGGGCAATGCAGGGGTAACGATCTGGGGGCGCTGCTGGCGTTTGCTTGATGGAGCGATCCTGTTAACAAGGCTCATGCAAAGGCTCCCGGCATCGTATACCGGCCTCTACGACCACCGAGGATCAATGTCTGTCGCGCTCCAACATCTCGGAAGCGCTGCATCTCAAGGCGCTGTTGGTACTGGGCCAATTCCGCCGAGAAGTCGTAGCCTTTCGACTTCTTCCAGTTCCAGACAATTCCGAGACGCAGCAATTCGTCATCGAGCACAAACGTGTCAGTGTCGGCTGTAAACGTGGTTGGGTCGGTTCCTACAACAATGCTGGTGGAGATGTAGCCGTAGTTAAGCGGCTCACCCAAAGGCATGATCGGCATGACGTTCATATTGCCGCCAAACACCATCCAACGCTGCTGCCATGTAGCGACTGGATAGTCGATCAGTTCAAGCCAGAGATTGAAATCCTGCATCTGCTGCGCAGGGAAGAACCGCCAGTTAGGCCCAATCAGATTAGCGTCCTTGACCATACGGCTATAGTCATCCGGAAGGGCGAACGAGGTTTCGACGCCATCCCCGGTAAGGGTAGCAGTTCGAATGAGGCGCTGCCAATCGTAGTCATCCAGGATTTGCAGCGCCGATGTATTCGCCGTATCGATAAGCTCCAAAGCCGTGCGATCTGTGCTCGTAAACAGCACTTGCGGACGATCAACGTCAATGGACAGCGTTGCGGCCTGCACGATTTGGAGAATGTTCATTACTGAGACGCCTCAAGATCAGTGAGCATGCCCACCAGAGTTGCCTTGTTCGGGTTCCCACGCGGCCTTGACCCTGCAAGTGCTTCGATCTTGTCCTTAAGCTCGGCCTCTTCCATCTCGTAGTATGGATTAACTGGGCTTTGAGGTACGTCATCCACTTCAGCAACGAATGCAGGGGCCTCTGGCTCGACGTAGGTAATGGGACCGGGGCGGCCGGCCTCAACCATGCGTGTAAGCTCCTCATTGCGCTTCTGTAGAGCCGCAATCTGTTCAAGGACCTCAGTCATGCCTACCCGGCCTCCAGCCGCCGCGAGGTACTTCTGTGCCGACTGCTTGAGCGCATGCCCCTGAGGGCCAAGGTTCTTGATCCCCTGCCCTTCAAGGCTGGCGAGGGATTCAATAGTGTACACCGAAAGTGCCTTGAGCGTGGATAGCTGGATAGCGGTCAAGCCCGGAAGGTTCTGGAGCGGAGTACCGCTAGCTTCATTTCCGCCCGTTTCCTTGAACTTCTTGTAAGCGTCCGGGAAACGCATGGCATGGGTTATGACTTCGCCGTTCTTTTCCTCATGAAAACCATGGGCAAGATCGTGGAAGTTGAAATTACGGTTTGATGCGAAGCGGTATTCGATGCGCTCTTCATCGATAAAGATCGGTCGTCCGGCTTCTCGGGAGGCAAGAACGTCCTCAACCTGAGCCGTGTAGAAGATAGGCGTCATGCCTGCCTGTGCTGCGGTCTGCATTTCAGTTCCTTATGTCTGAGATAAGAGAAAGGGCCGGAGCGAACCCCGGCCCCAGTGCTTTAGGCGGGGGTTGCGTTAAAGGCGCCGCGTCGGACGTGAACCGCTTCGCCAGTCACAATCGCAAGGCCTGGAGGCGTGTAGAATCCACCTGCGCCGGTCGCAATGGACTTGGTGGCGAAGGTGAGCGTCACTTGGGTGCCAGTGGTTGCAGTGGCGGCGATGTCAGCCGTTGCCACAACCCAGAAGTATTCGCCGCCATCCACGCCACGAACGACGCTACCAAGCTGGTAGGATGGAACGTTGGCATTTGCGCCGTCATAGAAGGCGTAGGGTGCGAACTTCTGGGTAAGGTCAGGGCCAAGAGAGGGAGTAATACGGAAAGGATAAGCCATTTGATTTTCTCCTTACGCAGCCGGATTCGAATCATAGAACCGGAAGCTGTACTGGGGGTTCCCCAGAACGAACTGGCCTTCCCAGCCGATGAACTGAGCCAGCGCGTCCTGATTGAGCGGCATCTGGCCATCGCCTTCGAACAGCCGGTCAAAGCTGAACTCATCGCGGTAGTAGACGAACAGGGAGCGGCTTTCGAGGCCATAGGTGGTATTAGCGGGCATGGACGAACGAATGCCCGAAGCCAGAACAGCATCAGCACGGCGACCCGAACCAATGAACTCCAGAGCAGAGAAGCCAATAGCGCCAAGACGCGTCTGGTTCACAATGCGCTGGTGAGCAACCATCGAAGCCTCAAGAGCGCTGAAATGCTCCTGCGACATGATCAGCAGGTCGGCAGAGCGGTTGCCCTTGGTGCGTCGACCAATGATTTCACGAAGCATCGGCTGAATCGTGGTCGAAGTGACCTGAGTGCCGATAGTCGGGAAAGCGGAGTTCGCGTCCCAAGTCGTGGTCTGCCATTCCGGAATGGTGCGGGAGATGCCACCATACACGCCGGTATTGGTAACGATGGGCAGGGCGGCGCCCAGACCAACCATGTCGCGACCATTGAAGGACGTGCCGTTGCCGTTGATGGCGACTTCAAGGCCATCGTTCAGCGATTCAGTTGCGGCCTGCACATAAGACCGAATAAGCGGGATCATCCGGTCGCCGGTATTGGCGCGGATTTCTGTGCCGGTGAAGCTGATCGGGGCGTAAATGGCGCTGGGCTGGAATACAGCGTCATTGAAGAGTTCGATGGGCGGGTTTTCGAGGAAATCATAGCCGGTTGCCCACTGAGTGCCCTGCTTGGCAAACTGGAGGTGATGACGGATTTCCGGGCCATCAAAGGAGCGATAGTTGCCCTTCTCGCGAACCGTATTGAAAACCACGTTGGAGTTATAGACCAGTTCCTCAATGCCAGGCTTGTAATAGGCCAGAGTGGCGCTGAGGGTCTGCTGATATGCGCGAACTGGATTGATCGGCATTTACATTCCCTTAGGGTTTAGAGCTACCCATTGACGGACCTAGCCGCCATTTTGAGTGACTCATCGAGTGACAGTTTGGCAGACTTGCGAGGGACTTCCGCCCCATAGGAAAGACTACCTTTGACGGATTTACTGCCAGCCGGGTTTAGCGGCCTCTGGGCATTCGGTGCCGGTTCTAGCGGCTCACTTCTGGCATTCGAGCCAACGGGGCTTAGCCGTTCGGCGTGATCAACTGCGGCGTATAGCCTATCTCGTTCATTCATATTGGACGGCAGTAGATCACTGTTCCAGATTTTTAGCACAATTGGCCGAAGTTCGTCAAACCGTGGGTGCTGTTGGCGCACCTCGGCAAACAAGGTCTGCTCGACCTGCTGAGCGGCTCGCTGAGAGGCCTCTTGCTCCAGCCGCTGATTGACCTGCTGAATCTGCGCCTGTAACTGCTGGTTCTGCTGCCGAAGCGTCTGCATCTCTTGTGACTGCGCATAGCCCTGCGGATTATCGCGCTGCATTTGCTGCTGTCCCAAGATGTGGTTAGCATACTGCTCAGGCGTGATATTGATGGAACGCAAGATGCGCTCAATACCGCCAACGGGATCGGTCTTGAGTTGGTTGTCGATGGCAACATAATTTGCCAGAGCCGCCTTTACGGTGGTTCCAGCGCCCTTTGCCAAGTCATCGAACTCACGCAAATCCTTGCGGTAGTCCATGGCTTCTCGACCTTCTTCAAGGCCCTTCTCGTAGTTCTCCATCATGCGATGAACTTCACCGCGAACGTCTACGTTAACCCCAGCCCATGCCTCTTTGGCTCGGGGCAAGAAGTGAGCAGGAGCGCGGTTAATGTCCCGCACCTCAGACAGCTTGGGAGCTTCGCGTTCCTGCCCTACTTCCGCATCAACCCCATCGTGAGCGGCGGCGGGGGATTCTGGTTCTGCCTTGGGCTTGGCAGTGAATTTTCCATCGTTGCCGCGTTCCGCAACGGCCTTCTTAATGGCTTCATTAGCGGTCTTTGAATCAACGGTCTTATCCTCAACCTTTGGCTTTTCGGGCTTTGGAACGGGCTCGTCTTTCTCTGCGCCTTCCTTGGTATCGGCTGCCGCCTTGTTCAGCGCATCCTCAAGGGACATTGGCTTGGGCGCTTCGACAACGGGCTCTGGCGCTACATCGGGGCGGAACTCTGCGCCGCCAGGAACAGGCGCATCGTTGTCAATTACAGTGCTCGGCACTTCGGCATTAAGTTCGGTCATTTGAATTCCCTTGTCTGAGTTGGGAGGTGAAGTTATTCGCCTAGACGGCCAGCACTAAGGTCCGCATAGGCCCGCTCTGTGGCCTCGCGGATTAGGTTCTCGTCTGGCTTTCGGTTGGCGGTTGCCTGCTTCTTGTAGGATTGGTCATCCCCAATTTCTACGAACGTGGCGCCCTGAGGATTTCCACTAGGCTTGTAGCTCTCACGCATAGCGGCTTTTGAGGTGTACATCTTCCCGTCCGCCATGCTCATCAAAGGCTCTTGTTCATCGCTCGTATTGATGCGCGGCATCTTGATCGGAGCATCGCGATTGAACGGCGTAACGAGGCCCGTTGATTTATCCATCAGACCATCAGGCGTGAAAACATAAGTCGTCATGGGGTATAGCCCTCAATGACAAACGGTGCGCCGAGAGGCGTGATGACAATGGGTGTGCCGATGCCATTCGTTGCAATGGTCATGACTGGCGCTTTGTCGCGGTTAAGATCGCCCACGAGAACCGGCTTAACGGGAATACCGATATTATTGGTTGCGATGACGACTGGAAATCCGGGCATTATACGAACCTCACTGCATATTGGCCTAGCTTGAGAAGGGCGCATGCAACAGCGACGACAGCGCCTCGCATAAACACCCATGCACCTATGGCTAAAAGTTTTTCTCGGTCGGACATGCTCTTTATCCTAGCGTTTGCTCGATTGCGCTTGTGATGGTCGCTGTTGTCCCGGCAACGCGGCGAATGGCCCAATACCAGCCCACGGGAACCCAGCCAGAGATTTGATTGCCCTGCCCTAGGCCCATGCCAATAACCAGAGCAATGCCAGTCACCGATGCTCTGAAAGACGCTACACGTGTTCCGCCCGTCCCATTTGCCACTGTTGCCTGTACTGGCCCAACACGCAACTCAACGGTATCGGATTGGGTGCCGATGACTGTTACCGTGTAAGCGGCATCGATAACTGCACTGATGAAGCTTGGCTTCGTTGGAACCGCCGTTGCATAGGCAGTGCCGAAAGCAGGCGCAAGCGTGCTTGGTGCCGAAATGATTGCAGGCCCAGCCGGTCCCGTTGCTCCCGTGGCTCCGGGCGCTCCATTGGTCCCGTTAGTGCCGTTCGTCCCATTTGTGCCGGGGGCGCCAGGAATCCCCTGAGGCCCTTGTGGCCCTGTTGGTCCGATCCCTCCGGCCTTACCTCGATAGTTATTGAGAACAGTCCATTCCATCAGAATGCCCCCACTTCATAGTCAACAAACCCAGCACATGAGAGGCCGGGGTCCATTTGGATAACGAAGGATTCTCCCTCTCCACCATTGTAGGTGTTTGGGCTATCCGTCTTGCGATATCGGATCGATCCCCCATCCGTGACGTAGAAGGGGCCAGCCGGATTGATGGCGCCGAAAAGAAACCAGACGCGCAGGGAGGTGGACGCATTATGCGCAAAGGTCACGTAGACCTCTCGCAGCATGATCCGGTTCTGAGCGCCAGGAGAGGCGATGTTGTGAGGGCCAGCGCCCGTAATATCGATGCTGGTTCTCATTTAGCTCCAAATCCCAAACGAAGCGTTGCTATGGAGAAGCTGCCATTCCACATCGGTGGAATTGTAGATGAACTGGAAGATCAGAACCTTGCCGACAATGGTCGCGGTTCTAAGATCGGTTGGTGTGAAGGCGGTGTAGATCGCATTCCACGACACGGCCCGAATTGTGCCGTTATCCTTGATGCGAATGAGAAGAGATTGCCCATTGGTGGGGGTGCCAGTTGGGGCGGCAATGGATAGTGCGCCAGCCTGCGCAGTTACAGCCGTTGCGTCCTGCGTGTCGGCATTAGGCGCCAGCGTAGCCGTAGAGGCGGTAGTTGCGATTCTTGGCGTAATGCGCTTATTCGTCAGCGTCTGCGTGGCCGCTGGCTGTACAGCGCTATCGGCTAGAGCGCCTTGAGCAGCCGTTGCAAAGTCGCCGGTATTGTTCAGAGCAGCAGAGCCAAGGCCCGTAATGGTCGTGTAGCTCTGCGTTCCCGTCTGGTTGGCACGAGCGAAGGCATCAGCGTTCTTGTTCTGTGGATCATAGACGGACTTGAGCATGTCGCCCACGCCCGCTGTCGTCCAGCCAACGTTAAGATCGGTATTGCTCAGCTTTGTGAGCACCTGTCCCGTTGTGCCGCCATTCGGCACGGCCTGAGCCATCGTCGCAAGGTCGGTGCGGATATTGAGGTTCTGACCTACAACAGCGGCTCCCGGTCCTACTGGAAGGCTTGCGAGGTAGTCGCGAAGTGTACGCACTGGAATGGGCGGGATCATGAGGCCTCTCCCATCAGGTAATTGCCGTTGTCGTCGGTGAGGTAAACGCCGTTATCATCGGTCAGAAGCATGAATCCTGGGGGGACGACAATAATGCCGCCTCCAAGAATGCCAGGATACGCTAGCCTTACGTTGAGCATAAGACCGCGACGGCGCTTGATGTTAACGGTCATTGCCGCCTCCGCTTGGCTTCAGTGCCGCCTGTTGCCGGGCCGCTTCGGCATCAACTGCCTGCTGGTCCAGCTTGTCGTATTCCAACTGCGTGTTGATAGCCAATTCTTCACGGCGGAACGCAAGGTCAGCAGCTTCACGCGCATCCTCACTGATTTGCTTCTGGGCCTCTAGGACAGCTTCAGCATCGAGAGAAAGTTGAGTGGTCTGGATATCGGCGCCAAGCTGGGCTTCTTCACGCGCAACCGCCACCTGTGCATCAAGTTCCTTGGCCTGTGCATTCCCTTCGGCCTTGATCTGTTCCTTAATGGCTTCGGTTTGTGGCTTCTGCTGGATTTCCTGAGCCTTTAGCTGCTGATCGCCCTTGCGGATTTCAATATCGGCCATCCTGTACTGACCTTCCTGCTGGAGCTTCTGCCCCTCAATGGCCAGCATACCCTTCTTGTATTCGGCTTCTGCTTCGTTCTTGGCAGCATCCGGATTAGGCTGGGGAGGCGTATTGGCCATGGTGTCGATCCACTCATCAATGGATGACATGAGGGCGCGAGGAGGGCGATATACGTCCAGATTCCACTTGAGGATTTCCCCCGCAGCCCCAGCGCCTCCGCTTTGGATCATGGGCAGCAGAGCCTGCATACCAGTAGCCAGAGCGCCAAGGAATTCATTGCGCATCTGTTTCTCAGCCATCTCATCGGGATAGATGGTCGAATCCGTTTCAATGTCGAAAATGAAGGGGTCGGTCTTGGTATCGGAGAGAAGTTCCTTGACCTGCTCAACCGTTACGGCGGAAGCGGCCTTGCGGACCTGTTCAGTGGCCTCTGCGATAATCTGCTGTGTTTGCTGCTCGGCCTGTTGCGCGGCTTCCTGAGCCTTCTCTGGGTTCTGCTGTGCTAGTTCAAGAACGCCGCCCTCAATCTCATCGATCTTGGCTTTGGCGCTAGTCTCGATTTCCTTGATGTCGCGCTTGATCTCAGCGTTCGTGGGCAGTTCCATCTGCGCCATCTTGAGGAGCGTATCGATGCTAAACTCTTCGGCAAATATCTCCACCATCAGACGGCCAGCGTCACGAGCAATGCGCTCAAGGCCCTTCACACGATCCCGGCTTCGGGTAGAGGTGTGCTGAACCTTGATCTGCTGAGCACCCAGCGTCTCGTTAGGGTCACTGTCCCCGCGCTGAATGTCGGCAACGCCAAGAAGCTCCTGAACATTGCCGATAAGTTCTCTGCGCTCTTCCACGGCGGCAAGAATGGTCTGCGCCACCTGATCTATAGGAAGCCACTCAACCAGCTTGTTGCTACTACCAAAGGCAGCAGCAGGGACAGGAACGAAGATCGCTGAATTATCGCCAGAGCGAATAGCTGTCTCGACCGCATCGCCAATATCAGTTCCGCCTGGAATGATACCGATGACGCGGAGAAGTTCGGCAAGGTCATGAATCTTCTGCGTGAGAAGATTGATAGTCTCAAGCTGGCCCTGGATATAGACCATATCCGGCACGGGAACGAGGCTACGGCGCTGGCGGGTGCCATACGCTGGCTCAGGGCAGGGGAAGAAGCCCTTTAGCTTTAGATGAGGCTCCTCACGCTCCAGAATATCGGGAAGGCCGTCAGCGATCCAGATAACCTTGTTCTCGTTCTTGTCCCAGATTTCCCAGACAGCGGCCTTATTGACCGTATCCTTCACGCCGTATGTGCTGGAATCTCTGGCCTGCTCAGTGCGTTTCTCGGTGTAGGTTGCGTCATCGGCGGCATCTTCGCCAAACCGATCCCGCATTTCCTTCTTCGTCATCCATGCGCGGCGGGCCACCCACGAAACCTCCGTCCACTTGCGAACCGGATCATGCGCGAAGTCGTCTCGATCCAAATCCTCAATGCAGACCTTTTCCTCGCCGTCATCCTCATAGCTGACCCACAATTGGCCACGAGCATTGATGGCTAGATCATCACGAACCCCAATCATGGAGGCGTTGATATTGGTGGTTTCGAACCCCGAAATAGCGGCCCGCTCAAGTAGCTCAGCCGTTACGCGTTTGACTGGCTTGCGATCCTTGAACTTGGTCGTGACAACCGGGACCGGGGGGCGCGAATAGATAGAGGGCTTGATGATTTCCATCGAAGCCCAGAACAGATCATACTCACGATCAACGATAGAGGTTTCGGTTAGCGTAATGCCCGAGAGTGATTGGAGGCCGGAGTAAACACGGTCGATCTGGTCACACCGATGAAACCAACGGTCGAACTCCTTGCGGTACTGTTCGATGGCCTCAAGGTATGGAGCCGCAGCCTTCGGCTCGTCGCGCTGGCTGTCGTCCTCACCGAATGCCATCTCTACGCAATCACGGCTGCTGTTGGGTTGCTGGTAGAGTCAGCCGTACCGCTAGCATTGGTCGCAGACACGACAACGCGGATAACCTTGCCAACATCACCGACGACAGGAACATACGTTACCCCGGTAGCTCCGGGGATGGTCACGTTGTCAGCCGTCCAACGGCGTCCGTAGCTGTTTCCTGTGCCCTTCCACGTGCCTGTGGTGCTCGTTAGGGTCTGGCCCACCTGCGCAGTGCCGGTAATGGTTGGGCGAACCGTATTGAACGGGGTGTTGACCGCCTGTGCAATGACAACTGCCACGCCAGGGACAAATGATCCCTCAGACAGAAGGTTAGCGCTGACAGTGCCTGAGGTAATGCCCGCCGCGAGGATTTGTGCATCCAGAGGCACAACGCCGACCTCTAGCAGTCGATTGATGATGCCGGTGCCCGCTGCGATCTGTCGCTGGACTTCCATGCCCAACTCTGCCGCCACACCGAGAGATTGAAGGTTCTGCGCTAGGTCAAATGGCATTGGTGCACCCATATCGAACAATGTTGGCACATTACCCGACATTTCGTTACCGCACAAGCAAACGAAAAGGCCCCGCCCGGATTAAGGAGCGAGGCCACAACACACAAAGGAGGAGGTGTTTACTTATCCGTGGTGGGCTTCCGATACTTTGAGCCGCCCGGACCATTTACACCGTCATGGTCGCCTTTGCCGCCGAAGGGCTCGGCCTTAGTTTCGGCCTTGGCCTTTGCTGCTTCCTTGTCCTCTACAGGATTACCCTGCGCAGCGCGTTCGGCATAACCGTACTGGTTCGGATTGAGGATGGTGTGGGAAGTGTGCAGAACTGGCTTTTCGCCGTGTACGCCCTTCACTGCCTCATTAGCCCGATCAGCCTCATGCTGTTCAACGCGTCGGCGCTGATCTTCTGACGTATCGTTGGGCAAGGTGGACAGGTCGCCTTCGATATAACCAACGGCCTTGAGTTCACCGAGTTCTTTGTCACTGAGCTTAGTCATGGTTGACTCCTGTATCTGATGGTTCGGAAACGACTTCATCCGAGGAAGGTTCAATCACAGTTGGGCACAGGAACTTCCATTGCCCATCGATACAAACCTGTGAAACCTTGCCATGAGGGCCCAGCTTTATAACATCAGTAGGTATTTCCTCACCCGCTATAGGATGCCCTCCATGCGTCATCTCGAAGTCACTCGACATGATAACACTATGATAATGGATATCCCGAATAGCCCTGGCGTAGTGCTCTCCATTATCATGGGTAAGCCACTGGCCAGCCTTCATCACTAGCTGATCTGTCATATCCGTCTCCCGCCTTTCCTTGCTCTCTTGCGCTCTTCGTATGTTGGTACGCGTGACTTGCCGTAGTGCTCTGGAGGGATGAACTCTTCTTCTGGCTCTCGCTCTGGGGCCTTAACTCCAGCGTTCACCGCAAACTCACCAAACCCATCAGCGCCGTGGCTGTGCTCATCGTGGAGCGGGCCAAGGTATACGCCAAGCTGCTCATTGATCTTCCGACTATAGCGCCTCAGGTGAGTGAGGCCAATCATCACTCGTTCTGTCTGGTTAAACTCACACATGGGGAGAAGCTGACGAACAGCGTTGATTCGCTCATCTGGATTCTGGGCAACGCCTCGATTGATCTGGCCAAGCGGCACCCCGAGAGAATTAACTGTTTGAACTCGCGTCTTTGCGCCAGCTCCCCATTCTCGGTTTCCGATGTCGTGCGGAAAGAAGTGCCTTTGGTAGATGAGCGGCTTTTCACGTCCTAGTTCCTCCATGGCTTCCCAACGCTTTACAACGTCAGGATTGTACTCTGGGTTAGCGGCATAAAGAAACTCATCTGCGCCAATGCCAGAGGCCTCGTAATAGTCGAACACTCTCACTCGGGGAACATAGTCAACGCTGTGGATTTGGAAGAACCATTCGGTCGTGTAGTCATCGACGCCCAAATCCCATGAGGTGTAGACGGGGCCTAGAAGCGGATCATAGGGATAATTGCCAATCCGGCCTTCCTTCTCCAGCTTGGCAATGTGCTTGGCATAGTAGGCGCCCGCGCTGATGCGTTCATACCCACCATTCCACACATGCTCGGCCATTTCAGGATCAGCGGCGAAATCGTCGTCCTTCTCCCGCTTCATGACGGCATTGAACCATGGATTGTCAGGCCAATTTACATTGATGATAATCGCATCGGCTGGTGGATTCTTACCACGGAAGAACTTGTCTACCGCATCAGTCTCGAACCTGGGGTTCCACGAGAACCAGATTTGTGACCCATCCTTACGAATGGTTGGGCGAAGCATGCGCAGGGAGGTTTCGGAGAATGTCTGGGCCTCTTCAACCCAAGCGCCGTCAAAATCCTCAAGCGACTTGATGTTGGCAGCGTTATAGCTCTGCATGCCCTTGAAGATAATCAGGCTATCGTGAGGGCCGCGTATCTCGTTGTCGAGCACTTCAAACTTATGCTCAAGACCAAACTTGGCGATCTTGTCTACGAGTAGCTGGCGTACTGAATCCCTGAGCGTTCCCTGGACTTCACGAATGCAAGCCCAGCGCGTCCGCTTCAACAGGCACCGCTCTATGAGCTTCTCTGCAAAGAAATGTGACTTAGCCCCGCCACGTCCGCCGTACAAAGCGATGTAACGAGCATCGCCTAGGGCGGGGACTAGCTTGCGCGGGGTGTCAATTACCAGTTCCATCGCGTGGGTCTACAACCTTTCGGATGATCTGGCTAACTTCTAGAGGGCCGCCATCCTCACCAGTGACTTCCATGCGCTGAGCGGGCTTGCCGTCGAGAGTGTCACGAATGTACTCAGCAGCCCAGCGCTCGCCGCCCTCGGCAAGGTCCATAATGGTTACTGCCATCTTACGCAGACCGCGCTTATCGCCGTCATTCTCCCGCGCCTTAACTTCTAGAAGAAGGGCGTCTGTGATGAATGTGGTCTTGCGTCGTCCGGAGTTAGCGTTCCCTGCCATTATAAAATCACTCAAGCCTTTGTAATGTTATTACGTTCAATATCGTCTAACGTAACACCAGCCATCATATAAGTCCTAAGCCGTTCTTCGGCATTAGCGTCAGAAACAAGTGCGGTGTTTACGGGCTGTCCGTATCGTTCTGCCATCTCTTCGGCTATCTCCTGTTTAACCAAACAGCGCATCTTGATCAATGTTTCATATGTGTATGCCATCTCATCCTCCTGATTATGCGTCTAGCAGATTGTTGGGTGTTATTGGTTTAGATTGGCTTTGGAATGAAAACGCTCAGGGATTTTAGCCCATGCCGTTGACGCTTTCCTGAAATCCTTCACCCTCAAAACGCCACCGGCTGCATATTGCTCTGGCATGGGTTTATATAGGTCAAAGTCGTCTTCTTTTGCGCTTATGTCCCATATCTCAACCAAAGCGAACGGTTGCAACGCCTCCGATAACTCACCGATTAGCTTACTCTGAGCTTCAATCGTGTCGTTAGCTTTGTCGAGCCTCCGAATGGCATCTTGGTAATAAGCCTCGATGCTAGAACTGCCTTCCTCACTCATTCTTCATTCCCTGTTAGGTTAGTGGGTTGGGGAAGACGAGACAGCCGTTCAACGCAAGGACAATCTTTGTGTCCGGGCTGAGGTCCTACGCACAGACAGCCTCCATTGTCTTCCACGATTCCCTTCCACTCTTGGCTCCGATACTCACGGATTGAATCTTGAGCCAGTCTCAGGTTTCGTTTGAACTTATCAAACAGTTCGCTCATTTCACCCTCGTTAAGATCATTGAATGGGTTTGGAGGCTTTGGAACGTAGGCGATATTCTCGCTGCTTAGCCGCCTTGTATGCCGCCATGTCGGCAATGGTTTTTGGACGGCCTCGTTTGGGCTTAGGAATGACTGCCTCACCGGCGCCTCGAACGCCTGTGTCACAATGACCGCTACTTGGGTTGATCAAGTCTTTTCGCGAGTCCGAGAGAACCTGTTCCAATGCCGGTTCCGTGCTGTGAGGCATAACAGCCGCTAGGGGCTGATTCTTGGAAAGCCTTTTGGGCTTCCAATCCTTTGGTTTCGTATCACGCAGAGGGCAATTGAACCATACGTGAGATGTCTTGCCACAGATGTCACATGGTTGCATCGTGCGTCTCCTGTGTAAAAAACCACCAACGCATCCGCGCCCCCTCATAAAGGGGCCATTCAAATCCATTTTTGTACGGCTCAAGCCCCCGACTACGGTTCATCCGTTGGATTCTAAGCTTCATGTGCCTGATGCTTTTATGGCCGCACCTGATGGGGCAATCTTCCCAAACCGAAGAAACTTCCCCATCGACCAATCGCTCCAAAACAAACTTAATCATTTCTGATAAACCTCCATCCGCTAGAGCGCAACTGGCCTACAGAGGCAGGCGTTAGCAGATAGGTCGATACCCCAGATTCGTCATTTAGATGACGAATTCCGCGCCCACTCAGCTTTGTGCCAAGAGGGAAATCCACGACTGTTTTCCCATTGATGTAGAAGGATATCGTCGCGGTCATTTGTCATCTCCGTTGTTGAGATGAATATATTCCACACGTTGAAAGAATGCAAGCACTTTGTTGAATTAATTGATCGGTCTACTCGCCCACCGTACCGATCAGAAGTGGGAATGCCGAGGGAGGCTCGGTGCGATGGCTTTGAGGGGGCTAGACTTTTGTTACCGCAGTCCAACCCGTCCACGGCGGAACGGAGCTGCCAAGCACCCCCTCAAACTCTATTTTCGTCTTAATCTAAATGGGCTAGGACGAGTATACTCGAAATACTCACCTTTGCCATCGTCCCATGTTGCGACCTTGCGTCCGTAAACGTCATAGGCCACAGCATGAAGGACCTTCCCTGATGCCCTCTCACTCCAAATCCTGGTGGCCTTCCACTCGTCTCTTGCGGCCCGCTCCCATCTTGAGAATGAATCCCTCATATCGTTCCCTCAAACTCTATGTTCTATTCCTTGTGGTCGTTTGGCTTTGGAAACAAGGGCTTAGTACGAATAGCCAGCCAAAACCCAATAAACCCTACCGACAAAGATGCGAGTAACCAATACCCTGGTGCGTTAAACGCGATGATCATCACTGTCATCACAATAGAGCACAAACTGATGACGATTGAAACCTGATACTGCTCGCTCATTCCTTACTTGCCTCCGTTGCGAATGGCTTGGGAGATTAGAACCGGGATCATTTCGATCATATTGCCCCTAGTCGCCAACGGTATGCCAACCTCCTCCGCTATCTTCGCAGCGTTATTACGCTCGTTAAGGATGGCGCGGGCGATATTCCGGTAAATGGTTCCGCCGTCTTCCGCCCATCGATATGCCTCATCCCAAATGTCCTGCGGAATATCCTCATGCTTGTTCATCTCGTTACCCTTCTGTGATTGTGGGGGATAGGGGCTGGGGAAGTACGGTGTATTCCCCGCTGAGAACAGCAATTAGGTCCGAAACCCACCATGACGAAAAGTTCATTTTGAAATACCAAGCGCCATCGTCTTCGACGTAAAGCTCGACCAAATCTCCGTACTCCTCGCGCTTGACGTACTTCAGTGCGAACACCTCTCCGACAACATCAAACTCATCAACCTTAGCCGTCTTGCTCGCTTCGTAGCTCATTCTGCCTTATCCTTTGATTGGGCTTGGGAAATTCGATACAGAAGCTTCGAAGCGTCCTCCCATGCCGACCATGAAGCCTCCATTCTGCTCTCAAGGCCTTGATCGTGGAACAAGTCCCCATCGTATCTATTGCGTTGGGCGCATTTCTCTAGAGCCTCGCACAACTCCGCAATGGTCTTGTCGCGGGCTTCTAAAGCATCGGCTAAAAGCTTTAGGCGATGTTCGTAAGCCCTTACCTCCGGTTCGTAGATGTGTCGCTTCCAGTCGCTTAGTTCACTCATCCTATTCCCCTTATCCTTGTATTAGGTTTGCTTTGGGCGTTCAGGAATCGGCATAAACATAGTGGGAGTAAAAGACAGTGGCGTCATCCCTCCTCGACTTCCCAATACCCGCCAAACTTCCGTCGCGTCGTTGAATGCAGAAATCGGCTCGCGCCACGCTCCATACCTGTTTTTGGCCGTGACCAGAACCGCCATGCAGTGTTTTACGTCATACTCAGCAATCGGTTGCCACTCACTCATTTCCGTACCAGTTGGCTTACGTGGAACTTACGATGGGTTACGTCTATAATCCGGCGCTGCTTTTGAGTGTAGACAGTGCTGGAGCGATGGCTGGTGTAGTTGTAGCTGCTCATTTTGCCAGTACCTTTATCTCTGGAATGGGGTAACGCGCCGCAATGGCAATCATCCCCTTCTGCGTCAGTTGAAAGTCCAATGAGGTTTCTGGACCAACATGCCTAATCAGGCCTTCCTCTAGAGCCCATCCGTAACCAACCTTTTTCACCAGCGGGTAAATCTCAAACCCGCTACCAATGGCTAGAAGTAGGTCCATCCTCTCGCTCATAGCATTCGGACCTTCCCGCCCTCACAGACGTAGATCATGTACAAATCGTACAAACACTCCGGTGTCGGAAGTGGCGGCACATACACAGGCTCAGGAACGGCTATAGGCTCTATCTCTGCTACTGTGGTAGGTTCTGGTGGTGAAACTGGCTGTACGGGGCTCTCTGTTGATTGTAGGGGCTTTTGAGTAGTGATCGAGGCGCGATATTCATCCGCTGCTCTCGATGATGCGCCAGGATTGAGGAAATTGCTCAGGTCACACCCTGCTAGTGTTGGTGCGATGGCGAGGGGGAGAAGCAGCCGGATCATTTACGCTCCTCTGCCTTTGCGATAGCAGCGCGGGCTTTCGAGGTGGCGGCATCATAATCGCGAAGCATTTGGGAAAACATGGCGTCTGAAGCGACCGCCATACTAGGTTGTTTTTTTGGTCCTCTGCTCTTATGACTATGCTGGTTATAGCCACCAAGGAAGCTGTTACATGCTTCAGTGCTTCCAACATCTCAGGAGCGGCAGCAATCACGCGGCCATTCGCCTCAAAAGGATCATTGCCGTTCTCTCGATGAATTTCATGAAACTCGAACGGGATTGAGCTATCCTTCGCTACAGCCACTAAGTGTCCAATGACTTCTCCGGGAAGTGGCTGTGTGCGCACGAATCCCCAATCGTCATGCTTTGCTGGCCTGTACGACCACGGACCCGGCGTGTGTTCCGTCTTCTCAGTCATATCTCATCCTCCTGGTTGAGTGGGTGGCGCCTTATTCGTCGGCGCGTTGCTCATGAATGGCGTGGGACAGAAGGCTGACTTTGCTCCAGTGTGCACGGATAAACATACGGAGAACCTTGGGATTTACCTGAACGTCCATTTCTCGGCTCATCAGGTCGGCCAGCTTTTCGTGGGCCGATTTATCAACTGTGTAGCTAGTGCTCATTTCTCTTCCTTCTCTATGGTGTTTTGTGGGATGGGCTTTGGAGAGGAAGTGTTTGCTTTAATTAGCATCTGAAGCGTTTTCCTATGCATCCCAAGCCGTCTCGCAGTTGCTGAAATGTTGCCCTCGTTCAGGGTCAAAACCGCATCAACGTACAGCCATTTTATTTCGTTCGGAGATTTATTGGCTCTCACGATGTACTCAGAAAGGTTGTCAACCTTTTGGTAAAAAGCCGGATAATCCATACACTCCCTCCATGCGTTACATGACCACACTAGCGGTGTTTTGCCGCACCGTCAACACCATATTTCTCGCACACCCTCTTTGCCTCTCCTGGCATGAGGTTTAGAACGGGATATCATCATCAAGGCCCGCAAAAGCGGGGTTTGTGGCAGCTTTGGTTTGTTGGGGAGCGCTGGAGGTTTGCTGGTGTGGCTGCTGCTCATTTCGGCCATTGTGATCCAGCAGGACCATAGCGGCGTTAAATCCCTGGAGCACAATTTCCGTGCTGTACTTCTCTGCGCCAGACTGATCGGTCCATTTGCGCGTCTGAAGCTGGCCCTCTAGGTAAACCTTGCTGCCCTTTTTAAGGTACTGCTCGGCAACCTTCGCAAGCCCCTCGGAGAAGATCACTACGCGGTGCCATTCCGACTTCTCGCGTTTCTCTCCAGTGTTTTTATCGCGCCAGCTTTCGGAAGTGGCTACCGACAGGTTAACAACCTTGCCACCACTAGGCAGGTTACGAACCTCTGGATCGCTGCCGAGATTGCCAACGATGATTACCTTATTCACTGAACCTGACATTTACGTCTCCTTGATTAATTGATGAGTGTTGCACGTATCGTTTTCCCCATCCGCTACGATCATAGCTCGAATGATAGCGGTAGGTTTCCTGATCGAACCAAAGCCCGATCTTGCCTTCAAAGTCTCCGTTGCGCTGCTTAGCAACGTTCATAATCACCCCTGCCTTATCCATCAGGGATGCAAGTTCCTCCTCCGTCTTTGCTGCCTTTACCTTGTCCTCGTGATCTCGGTTACGCCACACCGAGATAATGTTGAAGGCGTTCGAACCGATTTCGCTGGCGCCCTTAATGTCCTCCGTTTCAGGAGCGTTGCCGCCCTTCTCTCCCTTCCTGGAATGGGCCACCAGATGCACATGGACATTCTTGGAAATAGCCCAATCCACAATTCGGAACACGGCCTTCTCCTGACCCGTGTAGTCATCCGATGCGATGCCAAGGCGCATGAGGCTGTCGATTATGAACTGGTCACAGCCATACTTGGCTCTGGCGTAGTCGAAAACCTCTAGAAGAGAGTCCACCCCAGCCTTGCCGACCCGCTCGTAAATCAACAGGCCGCTGGAAAGCCAGTCAATGATAGCCGTCAAATAACTCTCAGTCGGCCTGTCGATATTCCCGGCCTGCTTGACCATGCGCTTGAGAGTCTGAGCAGGCTTCATTTCGAGAGACGCAATGCAAATCCGGCTCCCCTGTGAAACCCATTCCACGGTGCAATGAGATAGGATTTGGCTTTTACCCGACCCGCTCGCACCTGTCCAAATCGAGACTTCTCCCGGTCGGAACATGAGGTCTTCTCCGACCTTTCCGAACGGAGACGCGTAACCAATCTGTTCCTGATTGGACGGCCAAAATAGCTCCATCACGTCTTTCAGGTAAGCATCGGCACGGCGCAACCCATCAGGGTCATAGCTCTTGGCACTCGCCAACGCCTCATCCATGACAGCCTTTGTCACCCCTTCCTGAAGACAGGCGTTTGCATCCTTCAGTGGCAAGCTGACGCGGTAGCACCGATGCCGACCAAGGCGCGACATGATTTCCTGCGCAGCCAAGTCTCCAATCTCGTCCATGTCGGTGGAGATATAAATCTTCTCGAAGCGGTCGAGCCGGTCATAGTCATTTTCGATCCATTGCTGCTTGGCTCCCTTGCCGCCACCAAACGGAACAGATAGGGCTTCATGGCCGTAAGCATGCCAACTCATCGCGTCTATCTCTCCCTCTGTGATTACAATGGCCCTAGAAGCCACAGAGAGAGCCTGCCAGCCGAATAGAATAGGTTCCGCGTCCTTGGACAAGGGAATTGGCTTTTCGCCGTCCGTGGCTTTCCTAGCCTTCGCAAACGATAACTCGCCATTTGGGAACAGGAACGGGAAAATGATCCTGTCGCCGTCAGCCGCAATCCGATATGCGTCGATTGACGCTTGAGGGATATTCCGAACCTCCCGCAGGAAGTCCAGAACCTCATCGGTCGGCTTCGTGCATTTCGGCTTAGGGGGTCGCACGTATTCCTTCCGCATGCCAATTGCTGGCTCAAGCCGAACAATTCCGCAAAACTCTCTGGCGCGGTCTAGCGCCTCGGATAGCGTGAGGTGATGGCATAGCATCCACAGGTCCAGCAGGTCGCCTGTCTCGCCCGTAGCGAAGTCGGCCCATATCCCGGCCTTGTCGCCTGCAAGGTGCACACCAAGAGATTTTCCACTCTCGCCTGAGATGCTGCCCGCCCGCCATTCGCTGCCATCGCGGCGGCCACCCGGCAACAAGAATTCCGCCACTGCCTGCGCCCTGCTTTGAAGCGCCTGCTTAACCGCAAGAATGTCGCCCATCAGTAATCCACCCCATAGTACGGATCGCCCGGCAGGTTCCCGTGCTTGTCCGCAAACTTCATGTCGCCCTTTTTGTCGAGCGCTTGTTGGTTAGCTTTCTTCAGCCACTGCGAAACCTGAAAGAACCATTTCCCATCCTTGGGCGCGTTCTGGCTGTAGTAGTCATCCGCCAAGGTAAGCTCTGCCTTCAAGTCAGTGATGTTCGGGTAGCTGGTTTTCCACCGATCATAATCCGCATGCTTGAGGCGAATAACCTTACCGACAAAAGCGAACGCGTCAGCGCTCTCTTTCTTCTTACTTCTTTCTGTATCTGTATCTGTATCTGTATCTGTATCTGGGGGCGTCACCAAGCCGTCACGTGACGTAACAGTAACGTCACTCAGTGTAACGTTCTCTCCAATTCCAGCCGTTTCCTGCCGTTTCCGCTCTCGATAACGAGCCTGACGGTTTGCGGATTTATCTGACTCATACTGGCGGTCGCTCCACTTGACCACAACGCCGGAAGCAATACGGCCAGCGCTGGAAAGGGCATCCACAATGCTGCATATGTCAGACTCATCCGTGCGTAGAAAGTAAGCCGCTTCGGCTGCGTCCAAATCGAATCGTCCACTATCAGAAATCTCCGATGCGCTTTCCAGAATAGCGCTCCAAACCCACAAAACGCGCTCGACCGACTGTTTGCTTTTCACAGCTACAGCTACCAGCTTTTCGTCACGCATCATTCCAGTGTAATGCCTAAACCACCTAGTCATGATGGCTTCCGCATTTCTGCAATCAGGGCATCATACGCCTCGACGCACAAGCGGAAGTTCTCAACGCTGGGGTGATCCTTGCAGCGCCGGAAATGACCCACATAGATGTCGTAAAGGTACGTGGAATGATCGGTTGCCGCAGAGATTGCTTGCAACGGAATACGAGCGTTGGTATTGTCTTGTGGCATGCGCTACTACCTCTAGCGTTATGTGTGGGTGACGAGTTTGCCGCTACGTCATCCCGATTTACGAACATTACGCCTTTGACGGCTTCTGTTCAATGCCCGTGTTAAAAACGCCCCATCTCTTCCGCCCCGGTTGGTTTAAACGCCTTCCGGGGCTTTCCTTTCCTAAGCCTACGATACTTCTGACAGCTTGAGATTAATGTAAGTGAGAAGAGCCTGACGAGCTAAGAAGCGGAAATGGCTTTTGTCCTCTACCGACCTCCAAGCTGGCGTTCTCATTCCCTTGTTCCCAGCCAGTGACCATTCTGCCTGAAAAATCGCTTCTGCTACGCGATCAACAACTTCCGATTCCATATCTAATTTCCTTTTAATGAGTTACGTGGTAGGGTGGAGATGTGAGGCGGTGGCTACCGGATGGTGGCGATGCCGAAAGCGCTGCCCAGCTAATGGCAGAATCCCTCACTCTCCCCCCTCCCAAGCCAATTCTTACCTATTAATAGGGGTAGTGGAGACTAATCCCCGCCACCTCCGCCGCCGCTATCAGACGAAGACGATCCGCTGTCGGATGACGAATAGGAACTACCACTGTCGTAGCTTGAGGAACTGGAAGAGCTATGGTCGCTCATGCCTCCGCCGTAATGGTTCGACTCCCCACCAAACCCGCCACCTGTCTTGAAGCCGGTATGATCGCGAGAGCTATAGTCGCCTGAACGATCAGGCTCGCTAGGAGGAACATACGAGGCATGGCTATTGGCAATCATCTGATTGTGCATGGCCTGCATTTGCATTGACAGGTAGAGGTCCGACAGGCCGGAATCGACATTCGTAGTTGCCGGCCCCCGCCCATACGATAGCTGAGCACGGCGACGTTCTTCTTCACGCTTGCGTTTCGCTTTAGTCCAAGGCCATTCAAACATTCGCCTCTCCTATAGTGGTTTAAACCAGGGTCGTATTTCAATCTCCACACCGCCACCAGCCAGACCCCAGCCAATGGATACTCTTTCGCAGAGTTTGTCGTTCTCGATCACATTGCAGGCCTGTAGCGCGTCCTGCGTGACCTTCTCGAAGTTGCCGATATCTGCCAGAGGGTGACGCTTGGAACGGTCTATGGTGATATCGATAGTGTAGGGGCCTTTAATAGGCGATTGTCGCGCCATAGAAGCCCGCACGTCCCACGCAAAGGCATTGAACCATGTCGCATAGTCTTTGGTCTTGATGCGGCCCTTAACGCTGTCCTTAGACGTTGCATTGCGGTAGGCTTTGTTGACCGAGATAGGAACGTGCGGGCTGGAGATACGAACGACTGTCATGCTGCATTCTTCCGCATCTTGGCCGCCTTGATGTTTTCCCGAAGCCAACGACGCACTGCCTTATGGCGATAATCGTTGTCCTCTTCCCACCAAATGGTATAGGATAAGACCATAGTTCCACGATGCGAAACCCACCGAATATCGTACGTTCCGCCCATGTCGTTCTCGTCTGAGAACATGAAGTTGCCCAACAGCTTGTAGGTCGATGGGTCAACCTGAATGCCGTAGGTTGTCGAAAGCCTAACCGCAGGCTCTACCCCTTCCCAAGCCATTCTAAATCTCCCCTCTATAAACAGCCCTGGTATTATCCTCTATCGCTTCCATACGTACCTTGTAGGAATGCTCTAGGATAATGGCGAAGATGATTCCGCTGAAGATCATGAGCATGCCAGCAGCCAGCCATAGATAAGCCTCTTGTTCGATGGTCATTTGGAACGCTCCCTGATCAAGGCATCAGCGATCATGTACGAAACCCTAGCAGTCGCATCTACGGACTCCTTTAGATTGATCATGCGCATGCTTTTTGTTTCTTCCGTATTCGAGGATAGTCCTGCGGCAATCTGCCCAGCAAACCAATCCCTCAGCGTCATTCCCGGATTTGCATGGAGGCCGCTGTCTGATCCTCCCTCGGCTGGGAATGCCGGTCCACCAGTTTCTTTCTCAATCACTTCAAATACCCCATCCAATAGAGAAGACCGATAGTGGGAAGAATCGTGACCCATGCGATCACGAACAAGGTGAATAGGGTCGCGAAGATAACCACAATGGCATCACTCATTCGCCGCCTCCATCGCTGTGAGGATGAGCACGAGCGTAGTCGGAGAGGTCCTGCATGGCGGTGTTGATACCTAGAACCATATCCGCCACTATGTCGTTGTAATGGCCGCGCAGATAGCCCTCAAAGACGATTGCAGCATCAAGAACAGCCGCAGGCTGGGAGGGCCGAAGGTTAGTCCCATTGGCCTTCATTGTTTGGTACATAGAGCCATCCTTGACGATTGTCTCCTTGTGATATGAGACAGCCATCATTAGCGCAGTGGCCCTAAGCTTTTCGTCTTTGCTAAGGTCAAGAGACATGTCTAGAATTTCCCTCACTTGAGGGATACCGGCCATCTCACCAACCTGTTGCTCTTCGTTCTCCTCGATCATTCTGATTTCTCCTTGAGCTTCGTCCATGCTGGCGAGTTGTTCATGGCTTTCCATCCAAGAAAGGCGCCATGGCTTTCGAGCATAACAGATGCCTGAGCCGACATGCTGCGCTTTTCTGATGCGGAATGCTCCTCTAGGAACTTCTCCATATCTGCGCTAATATTCACCGAAATACGCGGCAATTCCTGATCCTTTCGAGTTTCGCCTATATCCATTCCTAAGCCATATCGATGCATCACACAAGCGCAAAATGATGCTTGACGCGGCGAATTGTGTGTGGTGATATAAGAACACAAACGGAGATGAGGAAATGACCCAGACAATCACCGAACGGAAGTTGAGCCAGCGTGTAGCGCATATCCAGGAAAAGGCTGGATGCCGGAATACATTGGCTGAATCTGATGCAGCAGCCGCACTGTTGGCTGATGCACCTGCGTTTGGCTTTACGTGCAGCTATCACAATCAGCTTGGAAGCTTGTTCGTGGCAAGCGTCTCTCGACTTCGGTCAATTCAAGAAGCTCAGGTAGAAATGAAACGGTACGGCAATCGGTTTGATCGAGAGTGGGCGTTGGATTATCTGCTACCGCTCAACAAGCCTGCCGCCTTGATGCTCATGCGGGCATACCAGAACGAGGGCACATTCCGCACCTCTGAAGAGCTTCTAAAGCGTACTGAACGAGTTGAATTTGGAATGGAGGACGTGGCATGAGAGTGAAGGATTTGCGAAAGGCTTTGGCCGACATGCCCGGAGAGATGAATGTCTATTTTCGGGATGGCACAGGGGTTAAATCGGTAATGCACTTGGTAGGAATGAACCTTGTCGGCATGGAACAGTGCTGTGAGGTAATCAGCTACCTTGAGGAACACACGCCAGACCTCCTAGACAGTAAGATTGAGCGCGAAACGGGCTTCAAAGATCGTGATGAACTAATAAGCGCTTACAAGGCACTCCTATCAAAACCCGAGGATGTAGCCAAATGAACGAGTTCGAACGACCCTACCGCTCCGACTTCACAGGCAAGCTCCAATGGTATGTTCATCATAGACCAACGACTATCGCTGTTATGGTGTTGGCTGTGTTTGTGCCGTTGGGATGGTGGCTGACAGGGAGTTATTCGCCATGGCCGTGAATTCTATTGCAGAATATCTGATAGAGGCTCGCTCCATATACGAAGGTAATTTCCCTCGCTGGACTTTCCACATGTGCGTGGATCATGTTTCGGAGCACGTAGAATACGGCGATCCAGAGATAATCTATGCTCAGATGATGAATGCGTTGAATGGGGCGCGCCATCAAGTACCGCCGCCGAAATACGGACTTGTTAAATGGTCCAAAACTGCGACCAAAGACGAAATTATATCGCTGTTCGAAAGAGCCATCGAACTGGCGTAAAAGAAAGGCCCGGAGAGCGTTAAGGCTCAATCCGGACCTAAGTAGCGGCAGGGGAGGATGAGGGATGCCGCAATCAGCTTCTATCCCACTTCCCCAGCCATATACAATACCCAACCAATGAGGATGAACATGTATAAGAAAAAACATACGCCGGGACCGTGGCGGGCAATTATGGAACCAACGGAATCTGGCGCGGAATTCTGGAGCATCTATGGCGCAAATGGCGAGGCAGTCGAATACATGACCCTTCGAAACGGAGGGGAATTGGAGGCTAACGCTCGGCTAACGTCTGCCGGTCCAGAACTCCTAGAGGCGCTGAAACTGCTTCTGTCGAGTGCGCACGATTACCAGACCGGAATTGCAGAGGCTGAAGCCGCCATCAGAAAGGCTGAAGGAAATGAGTGACGATCTGATCAAAGAGGATTGGCCGCAGGACTACCGTTGGCGCCTGCTGATTGAGAACGAGGCCAAGAACATTATCAACGCCTGTCAGGCAATCGCCGTCATTCCCAAGACTGAACACAATCGAGGGACGCTTGAGGGCTATTGGGGTGCTCTAGACGAGGCATGCCACGAAATGAAGCTGCTGATTGAGGGAGACAGGACATGAGCCGTATCGATTTGGACGTTCATTTCCTAGAGCAGGAAATCACCAACCTCGTCCTAGCGTACCCTGAACTAGCCGAGGACGAAGCTCTCAAGGCTGACATGATTTCTGGTGAATTTGACGTTGAGGCTGTCATGGCTCGCGTCATCAGCCATTTGCTTGAGGCGGAGGAGGTTCTGGACGGGATCAAGCCGCGTTTCGAGGATTTGACCGAGCGTAAGAAGCGCTGGGAGCGTCGTAAGGAGTTCTGCCGTGCATTGGCTCAGCGAGTGCTAGAGGCGTCTGGACGGCCCCGTATCGAGCTTCCAGAGGCTACTGTGAGCAAGAGCGTCGGTCGGGATAGCGTTGAGATTACCGATATCAATTCCTTGCCTCAAGGCTACTATGCCTCTGAGCGTGTGGCGGACAAGAAGGCGATCAAAACGGCTCTGGATGCCGGGGCTGATATTCCGGGGGCTTCCGTCAAGAAGGGCGAACCTTCAATCACAGTGAGGACGAAGTGAGCACCGTTAACGCCACATTCCGGGCTGGAGCTTTAGTTCGTGGTCCAGTTCGTAGATATCTGGAAAAGTGCGAATTCAACGGAAAGGTCAAGGAATGGCGCGAGCTAAAAGGGTGGCTCCGAAGTGAGTTTTTGATCAAGGGCATGACCAAGCCGGAGTGGGACGCTCTTCAGGAGTGGGCTGAACAATTGGATAACGATAAATGATCACGCACAGCGACAGCATTAAGACCATCTCCAGAGCCCTATTTACGTTTCAGGGTGCGGTTGATGGTGTCGAGAAGAACAAGGTCAATCCGGGCTTCAAGTCGCGTTATGCCAACCTAGAAGCGGTGCGCGATACCGCCGTTCCTGAGTTGCAGAAGGTTGGATTGCTCTACACTCAATCCCCCGGCGCAATCGTTGATGGCGTCATGGCTGTAACAACTATGATCATCCATGCCGAGAGCGGAGAGTGGATGAAGTTTGAGGGCGACATTGCCTTGGGGAAGCGTGATCCTCAGGGCGTTGGCTCTGCAATTACGTACATGCAGCGCTATTCGCTTATGGCTGCTCTTGGGCTTCCTCCGGTCGATGATGACGGAGAAGGTGCAATGGATCGTTCAAGGCCCGCTGACACCCCTCCCAAGCCTTCTGCAAGGCCTGTGGAGACGCCTAAGAACTTCAATGCCTACCTCACCAGCCTAACGAGCGCAAAGACGCTTGGTGATGCTCAGGCTGCGTTTGCCATCATCTGGAAATCCGATCTTTCTTCGGAGGATAAGACCACTTTGCAAGCAGCGTATGAGGCTAAGAAGGTTCAGATCGCCACACCAAACTTTGAAGGGATGCAGCAATGACAGACATTCAGCAAAAGGCTTCTCGACTGGCAGAGTTGCAGCGGGTTCGGGTTAACGCGTTTTATGACGGACACCCTGACGATGTTGCAGCCTCTCTCGCTGTCGCCTTGAAATACATTAGCGGAACAGCACAATACCGAACTGTTCTGAATTCTATCGCAGACGGTCTAGATGCGATGATAGCCGAGGCTAAGGATGAAATACGGGCGGTTCTAGATTGAGTAGCTTTCACCTCATAAGCGAGACCGTACGCCGAAACTGCATCTCCGCGATACTCAATGCTCCTGCAAATTGGGTTGTGACGATCAAGGAGCCGAAGCGCTCAATGGCACAGAACGCGAGGCTTTGGGCGCTTCTGACAGATCTATCTGAGCAAGTGGATTGGTATGGGCAGAAGCTTTCGAAGGAGGACTGGAAAGACATGTGCACCGCGTCTCTTCGCAAGTCCCGCGTTGTCCCCGGCCTTGATCCAGGTAGCTTTGTGGTCACTGGCCTTCATACCTCAACAATGACCAAGGCGGAACACTCTGCCTTGACTGAACTAATCGTCGCCTTCGGCACAGAGAGGGGCGTCGTGTTTCATGATGGATGGAATGATGTGGACGCCTTTTGATCTAAAGCTAATCCTGCATTTCCACTCTTGCTTGGATAAACCCGATAGCGCCAACGCCCCGATTTATCGAGAACGCGTAGATAACCTAATGAACGCAGGGCTTGTCGAGTATCGAGAGGGAATCCCGCGCACCACAGAATTAGGTGATGCATTCGTGGGGTTGCTGCTTTCCACGCCGATACCTGTGGTCAAATATGTTGATCCACGGTTCGCAGATGCCTCGGCTTGAGTTCTCTAAACGCACGAAACAAGAGGCGCTGAAGCGTTCTAGCGGGATTTGTGAGGCAATGGGGATTGTGTACGGTTTAGAGGCGGGAGAGCGTTGTACGACCTCCCTAGCCTACGGTGTGGAGTACGATCATTACCCCAAGTCGGCTTTGGATGAGGATAGCAATGGGCTTGATAACTGCGTTGCCTGTTGCCCGGCTCATCATAAGCATAAGACCCGCAAGTACGACATTCCCATGCACGCGAAGAACAAACGCATATTGAGGGATATGGACCCGGAAACGAGGAAGCGCAGCAAGCGACCCATCGCAAGCCGGGGATTCCCCAAACAGTCCATAGGATGGAGGAAGAGAGATGCTGAATAAGACACTGATCGAGTGGGATGACGACAAGGTATCGAAGCTGAAGAAGCTTTGGAAGTCAGGCGATAGCGCCGCTACGATTGCTGAAAAGCTGGGATGCGCACGAGGTCGCTTGGCTGTCATTGGGAAGGCTAAGCGCCTGAAGCTAGGACCGCACCCACACGCCATAGGAAAGTCAAAGGCCGCGCTGAACCGGCACAGAAGCAATGTTCGGAAGCTGGCAGCTAAGATGGAGGCCGATGGTTCTCTTAGCCGTTGTCAGGCTGTTGGGCCAGTACGTCATAAGAAGCCGCCACGGCCTGATATTGTCATTGAGAAAATCCAGGAGCGCCGAGCTTCGATTGATGGGCCTAGCATGCGTCCTGATTATCGGTTCCAGCGCTCTAAGGCATGGGAGGCTTTAGAGGGGAGCCAGCCGGTTAGCCTTGTGGACCTGAAGAAGGGCCAATGTTCATGGCCGGTTGGGGTAGATTCACCTTACCACTTCTGCGCCCTACCTGTCGATACGGACGGCAAATACTGTCAGACACATCACCACCTCTCGCACCCAAAGGGAAATTGAAATGAGCGACGAACCTAGAAAGCCAGAATGGGCCACTGATGCCGTCTGGGAGGACAGTGTCGTTTCCTCAATTGACGCTATGATGGCCGGAAGCAGGCAAGAAGCCGCCGAGATCATTGCCTATGTCTCCATGCGAGCCTATGCAGCGGGAATCGAGCGAGCCGCTTCGCTGTGCGACAAGAGAGGCGATTGGGGCAAGGAAGTTTGGGATGAGTACGTTGCATCAGGAAGCAAGGGCCCTGCAACATCGTACCATGAATGGTTCTATACGATGGGGGCATTCATTCGGCGCTTTGGTAAACATTCCGAAACCGAACCCGATATAGCAGCCGCTCTCACGAAGAACCGATCTGAGATGTATTGGGATGGAGAATCGAAATGACCCCTCGCAAACCCCCAGAGAAAGCCACCGACGACATTACGATTGTTCCGGGTCCAGCAGTGGCCAAACAGCCAGCTCGCCAGCCATACGTGCTCCAAAGTGCTGTTGTGCTGAGTGAGCTAGATCGTCAGATGCGGGATGCACTATCCGAGATTGAGGTTGTGGAAGCCGATATCCTCTCCATTACCGAAAGAGCCAATAGGGATATTGCAGCTATCAATGAGAGAAAGGAGCAGGAGATTACAGGGCGTATGGAACGCAAGGCTGATCTTGAGCTAACAGTGGCTATTGCTAGTGCTGGATTGGGGGCTGGGAAGGTAGGGGCTTAGGAGTGCTTGATGGCCTACAAGGTTCGAATTAGTCGGCGTTCTGCTAGTTGGATGCATCCATTACCAAACGTCCGCACACCTGAAGAACATCGGGCTATTCTCGAACGCAAGGCCACAACTATTATCGACCTCAACAGCAAGGCCGTAAAGGCCGCGCTGAAGAGAGAACGGCGCGAGAAGCGCAGAGCCCTAATGGCCGAGAAGAGGGCGGCAAAGCCACCAACCACCAAGAAGCTTACGCCTAAAGCCGTTGAGTACTACGCCTACATCGCTTCCGACCAGTGGAAAATCACCAAGGCAAAGTGGATGCAATCTGGGCAGTGTCGGGGACACTTCTGCCATGCTGCCGGGTGCGGTCAGACTACAAGCCTTCAAATGCATCACCGAACCTATAAGCGTCTTGGTCGTGAGGATATGAACGATCTGGTTCTCGTGTGCGGAGGCTGTCACCTCAAGATACATGAGCTTGCGAAATCCGGCGTTAAGCTGCGAGAGGCAACAAGGCGCGTCGTAGGATACTAATCTGCACAAGGCCTCGGGTTAATTCCTGGGTCCTTCTCTTTTGTGTTTGCATACGAGTCGAATATGGGGTATTCTTTCACTACACAACCAAGGAGGGTGCCGTGGCGATAAAATGGCATGAAGAAGCCAGAAAGATGCGAAGTGAGGGAGGGAAGCTCTCAGACATTGCTCTTGCTCTAGGCGTATCTGCTGAGCGGGTGCGTCAGGTTTGTTTGGATGTTGTCTGTCCTGTAGACCACAAAGCGTTCTTCCGTGATCCTGAATGGAGGGCACAGCACAGTCAGAAGCCAGAGCGCAGGATGGAGCGAGAGGCGTTTATTCGAGCGCATTACAAGAATGACCTTAGTGCGACCGAAATCGGATATCGCCTTGGCATTTCGCGAAATGCAGTTATCGGAAGTGCGCGCGATCTGGGCCTATGCACGCCTTCCATTCCCCAGCCAAAACAAGCCACCCCTCATTTAGGGTAGAGGGAGAGAGAGTATGACGGAATTAACAGAGAAGCTTCGTAGAGGGGTTCAGGAGTACGGGAACGGGTACGCTCGAGGCTGGAACGTTTCGATGGCTGACAGCGCGATGGACGATGCCGCCGACCTTATCGATTCTCAGGAAAGGCTAATCGCAGAGATGGTGAAGTGGCTTGAGTATCTTCCAAAGCCATACCCAGATGATGCAGAGATGGTTATGGACTTAGTCAAGCGCGCTTCCCCTCCCCAGCCCTCTACCACAACATCACAGTAGGAGAATGGGAATGAGTGGCGGTGGTAAAATCATTGAACGTGAGACGATGAAACTTCCAGAAGGAGGACAAGACGTTGTGCGGTATCGGGTCATGACAGAGTATCGACCGAACTGGTTTGATGAGACATTCGTATATGCTCTGCCACAAGAGGACGAGCCGGAACTGGGAGAGGCTATTTGGTGGGGTGGCGGAACGACCATTTATTGGGGTCCTAATGATTCCAAGCGACTCGCGAAGGTAGGGTATTCTTGGGGTGCCGACGAATGACAGTCGCACACCTCAAAGCCCTTCTATCCCAAGCCCTAAGCTCGCCCAAGCTGCCGGTTGCCATGTTGGTATCAAAGTTACCGAAGCCCCTCCCCAGCCCTCTACCACAACATCACAGTAGGAGAATGGGAATGAGTGAGATGGTTGAGCGTGTTACCAACGCCATTTATGACGCAATGGACATTGCAGACAGCCTCGCGGTTCCAGAAGCCGAAAGGTATGCCCGCGCCGCAATCAAGGCCATGCGTGAAGCAACCTACCCTATGCTTTTGGAAGGTCAGGGCGTCGTCAATCTGTCCGAAGAGGTTGGAAGGTTTGAGTTTATCTCCCGCGACGAGTGCCAAGAGATTTGGGAAACAATGATCGATGAGGCTTTGAAATGAGCGGAGGCGGAAAGATCATCGAGCGGGAGGCTATGACGATCCCGGGAAATGGACAGTCCGTTGTGCGGTATAGGGTAATGACGGAATATCGATCAAACTGGTTTGATGAGACATTCGTATACGCGTTGCCGCAAGAGGACGAGCCGGGATTGGGTGAGGCCATTTGGTGGGGTGGCGGAACGACCATTTATTGGGGCCCCAACGATTCTAAACGCCTCGCAAAGGTAGGGTATTCTTGGGGTGCCGACGAATGACCGTCGCACATCTCCTTGCCCTTCTATCCCAAGCCCAAAGACGCTCTAAGCCACGCACACAAGTAGAGATAACGGTATTCGGTCCAGATGATAGACGGGCCTTGATAATGAGGATGGGGAAATGAACGATGAGAGCATGAAGGAAATCCTGGCTCGTATCATTGGCGAAATGTACGATGGTTACGCAGACCCAGTAGACACACCAAACAACTGGGCTCGCGCTCTGCATGCCGCTGACGAGGTTCTAGAGGCCTTTATCAACCCAACCACAGCCATGATTCAGCGCGGGGCAGTTGAGGTTGAGGAAGATCACGCAAGCCCTCAGAGCAAGGCTTATGACGTATTTGGGGTTATGGTTCAGGCTGCGAAGGACGGGAAATGAAAAGCGCAGAAACTAAGCTTGCAAAGCTCGCCCGCTGGAAAACCAAGAAGCCCTACAGTGACCGCATCACTAGCCTCTATTGGCGGTACAGCCATCAGGTCCACGGCGACCTAAATGCAACTGGTGCGTGGTGAACCGCATATATGGCCTATCCCTTATTTTCCTCATCTCCTTAGCTTTGATAGGGGTAGGGAAGTGGATGGGGAGTATCTAGGAGGAATGAGATGAAGGAAATCCCCACCGACAAGCTAGAATCCTGGTTGTATCTATCTGATGAGCTAATTGCCCGGTATGGATATGAGTGCAAAGAGGCCATGAAGCTGCGATGGGAAATAGCGCAGGAAGTGGAGCTTAGAAAGCTAGCGAAGGGAGGTGATGCCAAATAGACCCTCATTTCGGAGTTCCGGTGAAGTCAGGTGACATATAGATAGGCCCCGGTGCTAACGTGCCGGGGCTTTAGAATGCGCGAGCTATACCGCCAAACACGCTCTTGATGAATGCCATAATCTGGGGAATGTGCGAGACAACAAACACCGATAGAGTGCTCAAGGCCACAACGGCTAGAGACGCCAGTTCGGACAGGCCGTTCCTATCGTTCCCAAACGGCGGCAGACGGGGTACAGAGGACGCAACCACTGCAAGGCCTACACCAACCAGAACAACGAAAGAAGCCCCCCAGTACTGGCTAGAGAGCCACAGGGGCCTATCATACGCGATGTAGACCCACCCATAGGCGATCTGGAGCATGAAGCCAACGAGGCAGATTGCCCAGCCGACAATGTTCCGGGCCTCTGGAGAGAAGTTCCTGGACCACATCAGGAACGGAGCCCGACCGACATAGCGGGCGGCAATGTAGCCGAGAAGGGTAAACACCGCCGCCCGCCCCCACAGGTTGATATAATCAGGGTCGGTGTCAAAATGGACAAGTGCCATGAAGATAGCGAGCGGAACAGCAATGATAGCCCAATACGGGTTTGTGAACTGATCTCTCACTTCTTATTCTCCAGTAGGAGCAACGATCTCTTGACCATAGCATCAAGGTCATTGGTGACCTTATCCAATTGAAACAGATTAGAATATAGCTTGTCGCGCTCACTACTCACTTCGACATGTAGCGCATCAATCTTCTTCTGGCGCTCAGAGTGAGTTCTCCGCTTCATGAAGGGCCACCAGGGCATCATTGCCCCCTCTTGCTTGACTCGATAGCGATGACAACTTTCTCCGCCAATGTCGCCACCTTGTCGTTCTGGGCCTGTGTATCCGTGCGCCATTTGTTCAGAGTGTCAATGTGAGCTTCGTCTTTCGCCTTGATCTCGGCATCGTATTCCTTCCTTTCGGATACGCGCTCTCTGCGCTCATTGACTAAGGCCAATATGGAAAGAGCGGCAATTACGCCGCCCGCTCCATTATCCAGAAGCCACGATCCTATCCTTGCGAAAAGATCATCCAATTAGATGCTCACGCCAGCCAAAGGGAGGGCGTTGTAAAGAATTATCAACACAGCAATGACGACAATCAGGACACGAGCAATGCGGCTGAATGGGTCTGGAATGCCGAGTTCACTGATAGCCCACAGCGCGAGCCACACGACAAGGCCGACAACCAGAACGAGAATCAGCAGGGAGATGAGGGACGATACCATGTTAGTTCTCCGTGAGAGACTTTGGCGCGGAGTTCGGAAGCTTGGCTTCGATCAGCTTCTCCATTGTGGTCTGGCTGAGCTGGAACTTGCGCACTGCGTCAGGAACGGATGAGGTCACATACTGTTGCGCCTTTGCGACCACAGCGGCCTTCTGGCTCTCTGGCACAGTACCGTCCTTACTCAACTTGCCGCTAAGAACCTGCTGAATCGCCCAGTTCAGACCATTCGTTAGGGCAGACTGAAGGGCCTCACGGTGCTTTGCCTCAAGCTCCTTGCCGGTGATACGGGCATAGAGGATTGCGGCCCACGTCAGGAGCGCGGTGACGATAAGGGGAAGAATCGCTGCAACGACTTGAGCGATGATGTTGGATTGGATGAAGTCCCACAAGGTCATGGTTACTTACCTTTCGAAAGGAGGGATAGGAGGAAATCGGCAATTGCGGAAATCGCCTTCTGCCACCAGGTTTGCTTGGGAAGGATCGGCTCGTCGTTAGGATTCCAAACGTCCACAGGCTCCTCCTTTGGTGGAATTGGTGCAATGGGTGGGGAATGATCGGGCTTAGATTTTTCCATATCCCGGATACGCATCAGAAGCGCAGCCACACCCAACTGCTTGTCTACGTGCTCGGGATCGTACTTGCCATCTGCAACGTACTTGCCCTTCACATACTGATCAGTTCCAGCCCAGAGGTAGGGAGACGGAAGCCCCTTCTTTCGATATCCCAAACCATTATACCGCTCTAGAATGTCCAGAGTGCCGGCAATCGACCAATCCTTATTCTTGGCTGCATATGGCGGGCAGACAACCAGAGCGTCCTTCGCAGCCTCTTCCCATGTCGAGAATGGACCGCGACCTTCTGGAACTAGCGTTGTGAGTTTTCCGGTGCCGATGATTTTCTGGCCGTTGTGCAGGACGCCTTTGAAGTCACCAGAGGACTCACGGTAGTGGATGACACCAATAACGTCCCACGGAACGCCTGCGGCCTTGGAAACGGCCTCGTAGCGCTCGCGGTTGGCTTCGATCTTCGCCGCTTGAGCGTTGATTGCCGTTGAGCGAGTAAACTTGGCCCGTTCCCAGCGCTCGGCGTTCGTCAGTTCCATCTATCTACTCTCCTCTTGGGCTTGGGTCATTAATTCACCATGACGTTGTTTCTGGTGCCGGAACTACTAACCACAGATACGGGTAACCCCGACGACGCATAAGCTCTGCATGCATCATCAATGATCGTTCCGGGGGAATCGCTTACCGCAAATCCAGGGTGCGCGGGAGAATAAGGCATTCCGGATCGCCCCCCTACGTTACAAGACGATAGCGTAACCTTAGATGAGTTATTGACCGCAATCCCTATAGCGCCAACCATGCTTGAAATTAACTGATTGCCATAAACATATTCGCACCCGTTAAAGGCAAATCCGCTTCCTCCAACCATGTCAGCCATGCATTGTTCAATCCACACGGCCTTGCAGTTCACAAATCCAAAACCAAGCGCGGAAGTATTTCCAACATGGACACTGCCACCTGTAGCATCGCACTGGCGCCAGAATGAACCCTCATTACCAATCGAGTAGAATGCCGGTTGAAGATTGCTGGCCACAGGGAGCATAGTTAGCTTTTCACAGTGCTGATATGCGAAGCTCCGTTGCAGCATAATTCCACTGCCGCGCAGGCCGTACGCGATGATGTTCTTAAGCGTCAGCAGAACGGCACGGTAAGTCGGGCTCGCCATATCCATAACGGCGTTTGTGGCGGCGCTGAGAATGATATCTTCAATCAGGACCCTCTCTAAATGAGACTGATCTGTCCGAAGAAGAATTCCGCCTCCTGAAGCCAAATGCGATAGATCAGCCCGAAAACCAGTCAGCTTAACGTCTGATCCAACGACCTCAAAAAGCCAGTCGTTTGAATTTAGCTTTAGAGAGGGGCTTTTGGTGGAAAATTCCAACGCGGCTCCGGACTGAAGTCGAACCCTGTGTCCGAGAACATACCCTCCCGGCGTCCACGGCACATATATAGGCCAGCCACTGTCTGCTGCTGATTGGAACGCAGCTCGGTCATCCGTAGATCCATCACCAACAGCACCAAAATCCTGTGGCGTTTTCCATTCAGGTCCGTAGCTCACTCAGCATCTCCAGACGCCACAGATAAACTATCTTTAGGTTCGCTTTCTACAGACAACCCGCTAAGGAACTCGCTAATGAGAAGGTTAAACGCTGCTACTTCTGGATCATCGGCATCTAGCCATTCCTCTGCATATTCCGGCTGGACATTGGCGTAGCAGCCCTTCACCTTGCCGTTATCATCTCGTTCGACGTATGGCATCAGAATGCTCCTCGTGTATCGGTCCAGCCCATTGTTTGAATACGCAGAACTGTATTGGCATCGGAAAATGTAAGTCGACTTCTGATCTGAGATGCCGTGCCAGTATAAACCTGAATTTGAGAGTTGGTTAAGATTGCGCGGCCTGCTGCGTTGGAGATATTGCTGACCTGATCAAGAAGGGGCGCAATGTCTGCAACTGCGAGAGTGCTAATATAGACGCTACCTGGCCCTGTAGCTGCTGCAATAGACAGCGATACAATTATATTAGCGCAAACAACTACGCCTCCCGGAACCGTAAGCGATCTGGTAACGGCGGCAGTTCCGGAATTTGTGGCGTTTATATCCAGAACTGGGGTTCCCAGATAAAAATCGTTACCGTATTGGACGAAGCCCAGGATCGAACCCGCACTGCGGATAATTGATCCGATGCGCCGAAAATAGACGTAACCTGTTGGCAGCGTCGGAGCCGTTGGACTCACGTCAAACCCAAAGTCGGGAAGCGCAACCCCGGGACGATAAATTTCGAAAACATGGTAGGTTGTGTTTGTCAATGCAGCGGCAGACATCAAGCCGCCATTTCCAGACCCAACAGCCCATGC